CCTGTGCCTGGAACTGAATGATGGCCTCGGTCAACATTGGATGGGTCGCGCCCGACGCGCCACGGAAGGGCTTGGTGCGCTCTTCCATGCGAAAGCCCAAAAGGTCCAGGCCCTTGGCGTACATGGACTCCCACTCGGAGCGGGAACCCTTGTCGGCATCAAACAAAGAGGATACTTCAATGCCGATTTGGGCCAAGATGTCCGGCTCAATGACCGCTGCCAAGTTGCCGTAGAAATCGACTTCCTCAGCGTCTTGCTCACCCATCTCAATGATTGCACCACCATCTTCTTCAATGATGATTTCAATGTCTGCCTGAGGTTTTTGTATGCCGCCGCCGCCTATCACTACTTCTAGTGAGGGCAGCTGGTTCATTGCTTTTTCGATTGCCATGTATGTTCCTGTCTTTAAGGCATTTTAAAGTTGGCGTTTATGCCTTCTTTGTATTGCTGTAGCAACGGCGTAAGAAGCGCGTCCTTCTCTGATATTTGGACCGGATTCAAGTAATTCTCAAAAAAGTCCAGCACCAGCCGATCGTAGTTTTCCGCCGGAACATTGCCGGTGGCGCGTCCGTTGCCCTTGATTTGCAGGACAGCAGGAGTGAACTCATCTAGCATTTGGACCTCTACAGTAGTCACCGGTCTATTACGGTTGTCACGTAGAGTATAGACTTGGTTGCGCCCATCTTTGAAGGCTTGCATTTTTTCTTTTGAGTAAGTAGGGCCGCCTAGTTTGTAGCCACCGACAGAGTGGCCAAGGTACGCGCCTTCTGGAACGGTGGATTCTGGTGTCTCAAGACGTTTCCAAGCAAACCCATCAAACCCTGATTTCTTGTCAAACTGCAAAAGTGGGCTGCTGACGCCATCTGAAAATACTTTGTCCGGCACTTTTTTGTTGCTTCGTATGCGCTCTGCAAGGGCCTTAAGGGTATCCTCTTCCGCAAACATCTTGTTAGCGCCTTGGACTACATCCTCAAACCGGACATTTTTAAGTTCACGCTCTGGCAGGGTCTCTAAGTACTTGTTAATTTTTGCAGGACTAAACAAGCTCTTTAAGGGGGCCTTTATGCCAGTGGTGTCATAAATTGGCTCGCCTTTTTCTATAGCGGTAAGAACAGACTGAGACAGTGTCTCAGACGGTTCCGCTTCAGATGTGAGCCCTAAGCGGGACAGTATTGATGGTTTTTCTTTTGCTTTCTCATAGGCTTCTAAGAGTGCTTTTGCTTGAGGAGAGTAGCCTGTAGACAAGTCTGAGCCCTTTTCAGAACGAGCAGTAAGTTCTATGTTCGGGTTCGCTAACTCGTCACGAACCCCTTGAGCCGCCAACATATCACGGGCCGTGTCCCTTGATTGAGTTACCCGCGTTTCTCCAAGCGGACTGAGCATGTTGGGGTAAGTCTCATTGCCCATTCCGGGTTCCCTGGATATTAAATCGCCTTTTAAGCCAGTGGCCGTGTCGTAACGGGCAGTGAACTCTTCCATCGCCTGTGGGTATTTAGGAAAGAACCGAGTTGCTGGTGCGCCAGGTCCTACAAAAGCAGCCGCAGGGCGCTCGCCTTCTCTTATGCGGGTTTTGCCCACGGTCAATTGGTCGGTGAGATAACTGGGAAAAGCCCCAGTGCTCTGCGTCGCTTCGTTTTTAATGCGGCCTGTTTTAAGCCCCTCTGCAACTGGGTCGTTAGGTGTTCCAAACTGCTTTTCAAAGTAGTTCCGCGCTTTTACGTTCCAGAAGTTTTCTATGCCATCGGTGGTTCTTTCTATGCCATCTCCTCGGCGACCGTCAGCAATTAAGCGCTCAAGTTTAGACTCCACCGCAGGGTTATTCATGTTGGTTGTGCTGCCGGTTGGGCGGACGGCATACGACGCGCCGGGAACGGACAGCTGGCGGTTGTACTGCTGGAAATCCTTGGCAATGTTTGCTGTTTGTGCTTGAACCGCTTTTGGCCGGGCAAGCGACGCCATTGCCGCGCCGCCCGGGGTGGGCGCTAGTTTCAACGCGTCAGTGATCTTGCCCAACGCCTCCAAGTTTTCCTTGCCCGTCTGCGAGCGCGGCACATAGGTGTTGCGTTCGATAAAGGCAGCGGCTTCCTTGTCCGCAATCTGAGGGGCTTTCCCCTCCAGATACTTGCCGCTGGTCAGGCCCTTGTACAGGCCATAGGGCAATCCCACCAATGAGGACACCGCCCCACTGCCAAGGGTCAATGCGGTTTCGCCGGCACCTATGAGCTGGTCCGTGATGCTTGTTTCACCCTCCTCGGGGCTTCCCTTGGCGCGGTATTCGAGAGGCGGGGTCATGCCCTTAGCTGCCTTGGCCGCGCGCGCATCCATCTGCTCACGGCCCATGATGTACGGCTTGCCTTCAACCTTTTTGGTCTGAGCCTGCAGTGCCATGGCCCGCACGAGCTTCTCTAAATCTGCCTGGCTCGTGGCCCGTGATCCAAGGTCCGCGCCTACCCTATTGTTGTGCACGTCCATTTCGTAGTCGTCACGCGGTTTGCCAATGCCAAGCATGCTAAAGAACGACTCAGGGTTGCTCATGCGCTCATGCGCTTTACCCAAGAACACTGCTGTACTTGGGCCTGTCTTCTTTGCAAGAACCGCAGCTGCCAACATGTGGCGGGCTGCGTCCCGTTCATCATCTTGTCCCATTTGCTCAGGGAACATGCGAGCCGATGCCTTGGTGGCATAGTCACTCACGCTGAAAATGCTGGGCTCTTTAGCACTTTCAGCGACTGCTTTTTTTGCTTCACCGCCGTCCTTGAAGCGCTTCTTGGTCAGCTTGCCCTTGGTGAGTGTTTGACCTTCCAAGGTCGGCGCGCCAAAGAAATCAGCGGATAGGCCCTTGGCCTTTTCCTGCGTTGCCCTGATCTTCATCTGATAGATGCGGGCAAGTTCTTCCATCTGCGCACGCGCAGAGTCCGTGTTCCGCGCTCCGGGTGTCACGTCTTTCATTGCGCTTAAGTCGCCCTTGGACAGTGCTTCATACGCCATCTGCATTGCCTTGTCAGAAGTTGCACCACCGCCAGGAGCTGTCCTTACGCGCCTGATTGCTTGACGTGTGGGCGATGCTTGGCCCGCGCCGCCAAGGTCTGCCAACATCTTCTGCGCTGTGCCCACAGGGTTTGTGTTGGTGGCTTCTTCAGGCTCTTCGTTTGACATGGTCTCGGTGTTCTGCGCCAGCAAGGCTTTTAAGTCCACGTCACCGCCCTTGGCATATCTTGGGATACTGACGGGTGCCATGCCAGGTGCATAGATTTGATTGCCCATGCGGTCCGTAAAGAAACTCGCGTTCTGTGCGCCACCTACCATAGTAGGCGATTGGTCATTTGCACTGCCGATGCTGTTGATTGCGCCCACGCCACGGCTTGAATAGTTGGGCACGGCCTGCGCATCGGCTGAGGGTCCCAGCGTCGACGTGAGCGCCGTGGGATTTACAAAACCAAGCTGCGACGTGTTCTGAAATTGGGGGCTGGATTGCGCCTCATTGAGCATACGATACTGAAGCGAAGGCTGCGCTATAGAAACAACCGGGGCGGAGGCTCTTCCAATGACGGGGGTTGCAATCATGCGATCGCGCTGCTGCAGGCGTCGCATCAACTCCTCTGCGGTAGGCGGAGGGGGAGGCGCAAAAAGTTTTGCTGTTTTCTCTCTTGCCGAGCTTATCTCTTGGTTCATCGCCACTCTTGCCACTCGCGCTGCCTCTAGCTCTGCCGCTGTCGCCGCTGCTGCATCACTTGCTGCTTTGTCTGCGGCCGCTTGCCTTTCTTTATCTAACGCTATTGCCTTTCTAAGTGCTTCGGAAACTCCGCCTAGTATTGGGCTCAAGAACTCCCGCAAGCCAGTAGTGGGGTTGATGGTTCCAGAGCCGCCGTTTGCTTTTAAAAGCTCCACCGACTCGGGTGACAGGTAGGCCAGTAGCTCGTCGCCGCCACGGCCAGCGGCTGCTGCTTCGTCGGCCAGCGCCATAATTTCTTTTTTGGTGTAGCCGTAGTTTTCAAAATCTTTGATAACAGAATTGGCCGCTCTGGCAGCCTTGTCGCGTGAGTCGTCTTGCGTAACTTCGCCTCCCTCTGCCATGAGGCGGCTGAACGAGTCGTTGTACGCCGCACGCTGCGCTTCAAAAGCGTCTAGCTCTTTTTGGCGTGCGCCAAGCGTGGCGCTTTGGACAGCAGGCGCATCATAGTTAAATTGGTTTTTCATATCACCCCGGCCAAGGAATTAGTTTGGACATTTTAAGCGTCAATAGTATTCTGGCACAAGGTCTTTGGCTTGACTTTCTTCAACGTCGTCTGTTCCCAGGGTAATGAAGTTGCCGCGCCTAAACCGGTCCATGGCCATGGTGGTGCTGTCAACCATGTCGTCGTTGTCTCCATTGGGGAAGGCCGCGCATTCCTCGACAAGGAGCTCGGCCCATTCCGTATCCGGTGCCCAGACCATGCCTGCCTCAAATACAGGAGCCACTGCATTGGCCCGCGCCACCTTGTCCGTGCCCGTGCGCCGTCCGCCCGGGGAGTACATCGTCACCGGGATGTTCATTCTTCGCAGCTCTTGCTGGAGCGGAGTACCCGTGGCCTTCGCCTCAATCAGCACGTTGTCCGGTTGCCAAAGGTCGTACTGCTCCTTTGCAATGCGTTTGAGCTCGGGAAAATCCCAGCGTCCTCGTTTAACGTCAAGCAACATAATCGACGCTCCTGAGTCCTCGCTCAGGTAGAACACACCCCAGGTCGTGATGACAGAAAAGTCAGCCGTCTCCTTTTTGGAATACGCCGTGTCCATAGACTGGATGATGTAGTTCACAAGCGGCGGCTCGTCCTTTGGCCAGACTTTCCACCACTCCCTTTTCAAAATAGCGCCCTCGTCGTTGGTGGGCTGCTGTTGGTACATCGCGTTCCACTTCTGTGCCGACAAAGTGGCTTTCACGCCTTCTAGTTCCTCTATCTTCCAAAAGCCTGGCCATAAGGGTTTACCACTAGGCATGATGGCAGGGAACTCAATCACCTCCCACTGGTCCGCGTTGCGTGACTTCTGTGCCTTAAGTAAACGAGCCGTAAGGTCCTTCGTCCCCCAGCGCGTCATCACGATCACGATCGCGCCGCCTGGCTGCAAACGCGTGCGTGGGCCAGAGATGTACCACTCCCATGCGTTCTCCAAAGCAAGCTCACTCATCGCATCCTGCTCCGAATGCGGGTCGTCAATGATCAAGACGTCAGCGCCACGGCCGGTCATTGCGCCGCCCACACCAACAGCAAAGTATTCCCCACCTTTATTCGTGTCCCACCGGCCGGCGGCTTTGGAGTCCTGTTTCAAGGTCACATCCGGGAACACCTCCTTGTAGGTGTCCATGTCCATCAGATCACGGACCTTTCTGCCAAAGCGCACGGCGAGCTCGCTGTTGTGGGTTGCTTCAATGGCCTTGGTTCGCGGGTCTCTTCCCATTAGATAGGCGGGCAGGAGATAGGACGCAAACTCAGACTTTGTGTGTCGAGGCGGCATGTTAATGATTAAGCGCTTCAAGGACCCCGCAGCAATTCGGTCAAAGGCTTTGGCCATGATCGTGTGGTGTTCACCAATGATCGCGGTGGGCCAGACGTAGCGGGCAAAATCAATAAAGCTAGTCCTGGCCTTGTCTTGCGTGTCAATCTGCGCGAGCCGATATTCAAGGCGCAAGCGGTTTGCTTCAATGTCGTCAGGGATCATGGGGAGTCCGTTTCGTTTCAAATTTTTAAATATTTTGACACGAGTTGACTTTGTTGACAAAGGGGGGCCTTTTTCAAAGTAGGTCTAAAAGTGTTTCACGTGAAACTGACCGTGTAAAAACGGGCTAGAGCCCGCGCAGCTCGCGCCCGGCCCGTTTTTTGGGCCCCCGGGTGGCCGGGCCTTTGCCCACGCGCCAGGGCGCGCGAACCGGCGGCCACGGCCCAGGCGACGCGGCCCACGGCCACCGGCCACGGTCCCAGCTGCGCGGCCCTGGGTGTTTGTACGTGCGGGCCTGGACATACAAACACGGGACCGGGCGACATACAAACACAAACACGGCCACCGGCACCAGCTGCGCGGGCCGGGCACCAGCTGCGCGACCAGGCGGCCACCGGCACCAGGGCCGGGCACCAGGGCCGGGCACCAGGGCCGGGCACCAGGTCCAGGGCCACCAGGGCCACCAGGGCGCGGCCACCGGCACCAGGTCCAGGGCCCACGGACCACGGCCACCAGGGCGCGAGCCGGTCCCAGCTGCGCACGATACGCGGGCCACGGTTTGGGCGTCGAGCGGCCAGGGCCACGGGCCAAGCCTGGGCGGCCACCAGGGCGGCCGGTTTAGTTATGCAAAATCGGCATAACCTGGATTAATTGAGGACGTTATGCAAAATCGGCATAACCTGAGCCAATTGGGGACGTTATGCAAAATCGGCATAAGTCATGCAAAATCGGCATAACCCAGGGCGGCCGGGTTAAATACCGGGCGCAAAAAAACCCGGCACGCGGCCGGGTTTGGTTTGGGTGAAAGTGGCCAGGCTATGCGGGCATGCCGGCCAGCTCGGCCAGCTCGGCCAGCATGTGGTCGGCCGTGCCCAGGGCGTCGGCCTTGTCATCGGTGAAATACTCGGCGACCAGGCGGCCACCGGGGCCGGTGGCGCGTACCTGGTACTCGGACCAGGTGGCGGACCAGGCGACGCGGACCAGGCCAGCGTCGGCCACGGCGACCAGCTGCACCAGGCGCAGGCGGTCGGCGCTCATGCTGCGCACCTGGTAGCGGCCAGGGCGGACCGGATCGCGGCCAGCTCGTGGTCGGGATAGTCCAGCGTGGCCAGGCGGCGGTCGCGCTCGGCGGCGGCGTCGGGTTTGTCCAGGCACCAGGGCGCGGAGTCATAACCAGGTAACGCCCGGCCACTAGCGGCGACGGCGGCCGGATCAGCCAGGGCGACGGCGGCGCGCCGGATCGCGACCAGGTAGCCGAACGCGTCGGAATCATTCCAGCGCGACCAGTCGCTGGCCTGGTAGTCGAGACAATCGCAGGCTTTCACAACGGCCACCGGTGCCAGGTCGGCCCCGGCCGAACGGTCCAGGCCACCGAACGCGACCAGCTCGGAATCGTAGCGGCCCTGGTAGCGCTCGGAATACGCGCGACGGTTTGCGCTGGCCAGCACGTGGGCGACGGCGTCGGGCGACGCGTCCAGGTCCAGGCCCTGGCGGATAGCCCAGGCGACCAGGGCGGAAACGTGGTAATCGTTAACAACAAAGCAGCTCATGATTAAACCCCCACGGCCAGGTCGGCCAGCTCGGAATAAGTAACGGCGGCCGCCACCAGGTCGGCGACCGGGCGACCGGCGACGGCGACACCGGCCAGCAGCTGCGCAGCCATGCCAGGGCGCGGACAATCCAGGGCGAAGCGCTCCCAGGTCACGCCGTCGGCGACACGGTGAAACACGGACGACGCACCGGCGACCATGGTCCC